ATAGATATCAGTTTCCGTCAGATGGCTCTTCTTTAGACCCGGAAGATTTGAATATTTCAATGACTAGCCCACAAATTGCTGGAGAGCACTCAAATTTACCAGAGCCAGATTTTGCAGGGCGTTCAGATGAAGCTCTTAATTTTGGAAGAGATTATGACGACGAGCCAGGTCCGGGTCGCCAGACTGCCGATGAAGTTCTCCAAAATCTTTTTAATAAGTACTTATCCCCAAATGAGAGTGGACTATTTGGGCTTCCAGATGGCGTAGACCCAGAAGGCCATGACGCAGATCAAACTGAACAGGTTGAACAGCCATTTACTGGCAAATCCGACATAGGTACGGATATGTATGATGATAAATGGAATATCTAAAACTAACTATTATCATTGCATACAACCGCATATAATCATATAAAGAAAGCACTCCCAGAGGTACCTTAAATGACTTTACAATCCAGAGCACAAGAGCTATTTGTCATAGACCCAATCTCTCCGGCCTCCCAATTGCCGGCCAGCGACGAGAATTTTGTGTCCGCAATACCTCCACACCACGAGTATGAAGGCGAAGAGCAATTGATGAGTACAGGCCCAATTGAAGTAAATGAAGATGTTGACATCGAATTGGTAGTAGATGAGCTTCCCGGTGCCCCGCCAGGCACTAAAGACCCAGAACTTGAGGTCCATGAAGAACCACTTCATGTTGAAGAAAAAGAAGATGCCAATGATGCTAAGAAAAGCAAAGATAGTGGCAAGAATGAAAAATGGGATTGGTCAAAACATGGCCCTCATGGATTTGCAGCTTGGATTAAAGTTAGGTTAGAGGACGTTCCAAAGCACTCTGGTTATGATTCAGCCGGCCTCGAACGCGCCATGGCTTACATGGAAAAACTAGATAGTGAAATTTCCAAGGCTATGAGAATGGATTTGGATGGCGAATTAGATGCCAATCAAATTGAAAAAGTTCGCTCAGAATTAGATGAAGGCCTTTCTAGATTACAATCTCGTCTTGAAAAAGTTAAAGACTCTAAAAAATCTTCTCGTAAAAAGAAGAAGGCAGAATATGTTGTGGATGAAGATGGGTTCGTCAAAGAAGCTCAAAAAATTATGGGCGTACAAGGCGTTTACATTACAGTCCCATTACTTATTGCTAGACTTGCTCGTATTTGTGTAAATGGTACAGTTTCTGCTGGCCATGATATTGAAGATCTATATGGTCGTCAAGTAAAGAAATTTGCTCTTAATGATCGTGAGCAAGCCGAATTAATGCAGCTTTTATTTGATATGGGCTACCCACTACGTCAAGATCGTGGCTTCATGCCAGATGATGACCTCGAAGTATCTGATAGTGATAATATGGATTGGGCAGCTAACTATAGGGCGTAATAATGAGCAAACCATCACGACATCAATCGGTAATCAATCGACAATCTGATGAAGGTTATAGCGAAGATCATTGGTTGAGACAATTTGAAGATAAGCTACAAAAGACTAGTGTTCAACCACGTGGTCAAAATTTGTACGATCAAATTTCTACTATTATGAATAGTAAATCTAAATATCCTTCAGTGCAAGCTGCCGTGGATGATATGATGCACCGTAGTGGTCTCACTGATTATTTACAACATGTTAAAATCTCTTCCGATGAAGAGGTTCCCGCCAAATCTAGAAAAACTGCACAACTAAAAGTAGATAGTAAAACTCCAGAGGTTATTAAGAATAAGCCCAGTATTTTGAATACCCTAGAAAATATTATCAAAGAGTCTAAGGGTAATTTATCAGTACCAACTATTATTAGTCGTTTACGCGCATTACATGCTGCCGATATTTCTAATGAGGGAGCTTGGGAAGATGATAAATTGATTCGTTTGGTTAGCAGACTAAACCTACAAGCTAAGACTAGTAACCCTAGCAGCTATGATAACTTCAATGATCTAGGCAAAGGCGATCATTCTACCGCTGAACGCGATATTGATCCATCTAATACGGATGCATTTAACGCTTTAATGCCCGCTAGAATTTAACTCCTTTGCACTTACCCAGCTTGTTTTTCAAGTTCTGGAGGATATTTGAGTGCAAATATTTTGCTGTATTTACAATTGTAACATAGCAACCGTTGTTTGTCATCTAAAGTTAGAACTATAATACGTTCTTCTTGACATTCTTTACAACAACCACCATGGGTTTTAACCATTTCTGTTTTGTATTTTAACATGTACTTACTTTTATATAGTTTATTTCTGTTACAGTTATGACAAACAATTTGGTGCCCAGTCTTTTGTATAATAGTATTGTAAAGATAATTGATATCGCCATTAATGGTTAATTTGGAGTAATCATCTTCTCCACAAATAATGCAAGCATTACCATAAGCCAAGATAACCGCACTTCGTCTCATACGATAGCGGTTATTTTGTTTTTTAGCGTATTCTGAATCATTCTGATGATGCTTCTTGTCATTTAATTTTCGGCATGGTTTGCAGATATAATAACCTTTATTTTGGTCGTAATTGGCCCAATTTTTAATGGTTAATGAAATGCCACATTTAGTGCATGCCTTTTTTCTGCGTTTTTTCGTGGAAACCATTATACTGAATATGCAATCATTTTAGTATGAGCGCAATAAATGATGATAAAGATTTGTTCATCAAATTAAAAAAACAACTTATGATGTATGACCCTGTGGTTTTTTGTCAGGAATATTTAACACTTGAAGGAAAGGATTTCACTCTAAGTGGCAATGGATATAAACCGTTTGGTGATATCTATAGATATATTGGCGTCAAAGCTTTAGAGCCAGATTCAAAGCCAGTTATTATAGTTAAAGGTCGTCAGGTTGGTGCTACCACCATGGCTAGCGCTTTAGAGATGTATTTCATGGGCTCTGGATTATTTGGAGATGGATTTAGGCCACCCATTCGTGTTATTCATGCTTTTCCTCAATTAGAATTAGCTGCAGCCTATTCTAAAACTAAACTCAATCAAATGATTTCTCAGGCCAAAGTTCCTGAAGGCGCTAAAGAAAGTAAGTCAGGCGCCCGCCCTAAGTCTTACATGCAGCAATTACTTGATCAAACGACCGCGACTAATGATTCTCTTCACTTCAAACAATTTCAAGGAGGAAACCATTTGTGGGTTGAGTCTACTGGAGTTGACGCTGACCGTATCATGGGCCGTACTGCTGACGTTATCTTTTTTGACGAAGTTCAGAAGACAACTGGCCAGGCCATCGGAAATGCTCTTAAAATTTTAACTACCGCCAAATATGGCAGACCAACTCAAGGAGTTCAAGTATATTTTGGAACACCAAGACGCAAGGGCTCTGATTTCCATAGAATGTGGCAGAAGTCCTCACAACAGTATTATCATTTAGGATGTGAAAATTGTAAAGAACATTTCCCATTATATACGCCCGGTTCTGATGATTGGCAGAAAATTTGGATTCGTGATAAAATTGTTAAGTGTCCTAAATGTAATTTTGAACAAGATAAGCTGGCGGCTCAAGAACGCGGCAAATGGGTAGCCCTCAAAGATAGTCATGATCAAGACTGTGATATGATTGGATTTCATATTAACCAACTTTACATGCCAATGTTTACCAGAGAAGACATTGATAAAGAGCAGCCAGGTAGACATCCAATTAATACGGAACGCGTTTTTATGAACGAAGTTCTAGGAGAATTTTTTCAGGGTGACTCTAGCCCAATTTCTCCAGATGAAATTCGTGATTTGTGTGCTGATAGAGAAAGAAAATTCAGCCCTCGTATTATGCCACCTAAAGGTTTAATTCAGCAGTTTGCTATACTTGGAATCGACTATGGCGCCCGATCTGATTTAGAACAGCTAGCAGATCCTGATAGAGTTAAGCCAGCAGGCCAGTCTTATAGTACCGCCGTAGTTTTATTAACAAAAGGGCCAGGATTGTTGTCTATTGAATTTGCAACTAAATTCAAACGTAATGATATTGAAAGTAAAAAAGGAATTATCGATCAATTAATGAGACAATATAGTATTCAGTTGGCTGTAGGTGACATTGGATATTCTAATGACTTTTCAGCTATGTTACATAATACTTATGGAGATAGATATCTAGTTTCTCGCGCTCACAATAAGGTTAATGATAAAGTAAAATTTAATGTAGATGCTTTTCCTAAAGAATTAGTTTTTGAAAGAGACTATTATATTTCAGAGATGTTTGAACAAATGAAAAAGGGAATGATTAGATTTCCTTATGGCGATTATGAAAAAGTGGCTTGGTTAGTTGATCATTGTTCAAGTATGGAGCTAAAACCTTCTATTTCTAAATATGGCGATCATACTATTCATTATGTTAAAGGCGGAACTCCAAACGACGGATTTATGGCCTTGCTAAATGCTTATTTGGCTTATAAGTTTCTAATTACTCGTGGATTTACAAATAATAATCCACAAGCACAAACTACCAGAAACATCAACAAACCTATGGTACTTGGTGGATACATGCCGAGGAAGTTTTAAGAAAGCATTATAAATACCGAGCTTTGGACTGATATATCATATTTAGTGTATTAGTGTAGAGGGTATAGTGGAACAGAGGTTAAATGGCTGGCATTAAAAAATCAGGTTTGGGGGATCACCCATCCTTCTCAGCAAAATTCCTAACGGGCAGATCCACTACTCCGCAAGTTAGTGCTATTATGGCAAATGGTATTTCACAAGAAAGAAGGATTATTCTTTCTGATGAAGTTGATCAGGGTTATTTTAGAGATGGCACTGGTCCCAATTATAATAAGCTAGCAATGGAAAATTCCGAGACAGCCAATTCTCGTGTAGTATCTTCCCTTGGAATGAAGAAATTTGGACAGGCAGTTAGCAGCTCAGGCGGTATGTTTCGAGGCATCCATGGAGATTCTGTTAAACAAACTCCTGAAGTTTATTCCCCACTTTGGCTAAATAGTAATCTTAATCTACCTCGTGACCGTGCTACTATTAACGCGTGGTGCCGTAGTTTTTTTGCATTAAATCCATTCGTACATAATGCTGTCAGTTTACATAGCACGTATCCAATTAGTAAGTTATCAATTAAATGTCCAAACAAAGATATCGAAAAATTCTTTGATGATATGATTGAAGAAATTGATTTAATGAATATTTGTGTACAGATTGCTCAAGAGTATTGGCTTTTGGGAGAAGCATTCGTGTATGCAGAGCTAGATGAAGGTAAAGGTAAGTGGAGCCGTTTACACATTCAGAATCCAGATTTTATGATTGTAAAACGTACTGTGGTAGCTAGCGAACCTATCATTATGTTACGTCCTGATGAAAATCTTAAGAAAATAATTTTCTCTAATCGACCAACTGATATTGAGCAGCGTAAACAATTGAATCAGCACATCATTGATTCTGTTAGACGTGGAGAAAATATTCCACTTGATAACTTCCATGTATCTCATTTGGCACGTAGAATTAGCCCTTACGAAATAAGAGGCACTGGTCTTCCAGTCTGTATTTTCCGTCAGTTAATGCTTTTTGATAAATTAAGAGAGTCTAAATACGCTCAGTCTGATAATATGATTAATCCTTTGACTTTGGTTAAGATCGGTTCAGCCGATTACAAGCCAACCTTTGCTGATCTAGAAGCTTGGAGAGGTGTATTCGAAGAAGCTCAATATGATAAGGACTTTAAGATTTTCACTCATGAAGGTGTTGCTGTTGAAAGAGTTGGATGGGGTCAAGGTATCTATGATATCTCTGGTGACATTACTCAGCTCATCAAGGAAATCTTCATTGGTTTATTTGTGCCACCAGTTATGATGGATGGCGGCTCTGACACTACTTATGCTAATGGTGGCGTTGCTCTTGACGTTCTTCGTCAAAGATATATGCAGTTTCGTAATATGATGTCTACTTGGTTGAAGACTAAAATTTTCGCCCCAATTTCTAAGATTCAAGGTTTCTACGATTACTCTGGCGGTGAGAAGCAGCTTATTGTTCCTGAAATTGATTGGAATCATATGAGTTTGTTTGATGCAGGCGACTATATTAATAGTTTAGTTACCCTATCTCAAGGACAAGCTGATCAAAAAAGAGTTTCTATTCACACTTTGTATCGTTCTTTGGGACTTGAATATGAAGATGAAGTACGCAAGATGCGTGAAGAAAATATTCAAAATGCTATTGGTAAGAAAGAAATGGCAGCTTTAGAAGCAATGGATCTTAATTCTCTTCGTGCTTTGGATAAAGAAGACGAAATTCCAGAGCCACAAACAGTTCCAGGACAGCCTGAACAACCATTGCCGGGCGAGTCTCCTGGTGGGGCTCCAGGCGGCCTACCAGACCTTGGATTGCCGGGCGGTCCTCCTCCAGGGCCTCCAGGCGGCGGTCTTGGCGGACCTCCTCCTCCACCACCACCTTCGGGTGGACCTCCAGGGGGCGGGCCACCAAGTGGCGCACCTCTACCTCCACCACCAGCCGGATAATGTTTTAAATCCGCCGAATTAGCTCTACTTGTGAATAATTCCACATAGTTTTAGCTATTACATTCAGGTAGAGGGTTTTCTATGGACAAATTTGCTCAAAGTAAAAGAGAAACGGGCCGAGGGGTAACGAACTGGTTAAGAGAAAAAGTTAATATGCCAGGCTCTTATATAGAAGGTTTTTTTAAACCGGAACTAGATAGAGTCATGAAAGCATTAATAGCTTTAGATGACCGAGTTCGTTCTGAATTAACAGGTAAGCAGATCGGTACTGCTGATACGCCAGCTATTGCTCATTCCGCCAAAGATCTTTTGAGTCAGGCTCGTAAGAACTTTAATCGTCGAGAGTATATTTCTGGAGTCTCTGATCTTGGTATGTTCCACAAGAAAATGGCCACTATTATAGCGGATATTGAGAAGTGGAAAGTAGATGTTAATAAGATTCATCACAAATTTTTATTTGAAGGTGTAAAAGACGACAAGATTCAACAGCTCAGAGATTATATGGAAAAGAGACAAGCTCAAGAGTTGAGAAATCAACTTATTAAAGAAGCTGGTATTATGGACTTTTTCTATAATCTTGTTAACAAACGCGGTCGTTCTTTAGCAGCTTGGGAGAAGAAATACCCTAAGGAAACAAAAGATTTACGTGAAGGTGGCTCTAAACTATTAGATGTTGCTGACAGCTTATTGGCTAACACCATTTTTTACATGAAAGAAATGGCAACTGCACGCGCCACTCGTAGACCAGATGATTATATGGATGCTGCCAATAAAATCAAGGGAGACTTTGATAAATTTGATGCCGGCGATAAAGGATTCAAATCTTATTATGCTAATGCCATTTTACCATTCATGAAGATCAAAGATCAGATTGAGAAGGATATGGCCGAGGCCGAAGCAAAAGCCAAAGCACAACAAGCTGCCAGTACAACTCCTTCAGCACCAGCTCCGGGTTCTGTTAGAACGGAACTTGGTACGCCTCCAACTTCTTCACAGTCAACAACCACTGCGCCTTTGCCAGCTACTCCTGGTATGGGTGGCGGTTATGTGTCAGTTGGTCCAAGCCCTTGGGCAGCACCACCACCAGCCGCATCTACAGAACAATTAGTGTCAGAAGAAGACATAGAGGGACCTTTGGGAGAAGAGCACCCTACAGACAAAACCCCGCCACCAAAGCACGCTCATTTCTTTAGTTCTCTAAAAACTATGAGTAATGAAGATCCTCGTATTTTATCTGGCTATATTTCTAAGTATGCCAAATCTATTCAAGAAAGTGATTTGGAAACGGCTATTAAATTATTTGCCATTGTTAAAAGATTGAGAGGATAAAATGGCGGTCGGGGGTAAAGCTAACCTTGGACCAAATTTTTATTCGAAATTGGTTCAAATATGTGAAGATTTGGGAATGAAGCCAGAAGACCTTCTGGCTGTCATGATCTCAGAGTCTGGCTTGAACCCATCGGCATATGAAGAAAAGTATAAAGGATCTGGATTAATTGGATTTATGCCAGCAACTTTAAGAGGATTAGGTTACCAAGGCACCTGGCGAGATTTTATAAAACTTACTGGAGAAGAGCAATTAGATTGGGTTAAGAAGTTTATTCAAGGTAAACAAGGACTTATGGGTAATCGTAAGTTTACATCTGCTGGACTTTATTATACTGGCAATCTTTGGCCAATAGCCCTAAAATTACCAGGAGTTATTAAGGAAGATCCTAATACACGCATTTTAGAATCTAATCCACAAACAGATTCAAGCGGTAAATATAGTAAAAAGTATTTTGATCTAGGTTTTAAAGTAAGCGCTAATTTTGAGAAGAAAGCATATGAAGCTAATCCACTTTTTGATCGTGATAAAAAGGGATACATCACTTATGGTGATATGATTAAGCAAACAGAGATCAATAGAAAGAGTTCCATATATCAACATGCAGTAGCTGATATGGCTAAAAATACCGGATATCAACCAGGAAAAGCGCCACCCTCTATGGTAGCTCAAAAACAACCACTCGCACCGCTGGAGGAAATTTTGCAAAAATACATGGGAATGGCAGCCGCCGCCTCTCCAGATTTATCACTAAAGAGATTGTATAAAAAAGCTTTAGCCAGTAATGATATACTAATTCAAATCTCAGCACCCGATCATACAAGTGCTATTGAGTTCTCTCGTATTCTATGTGCTGCATTGGATGAAGATTTATTATCCTCTTCTTATCCACATACTGATGGACATTTAGTCGAAATAGAGTGTTCCATTTCTGGTCCACCCAAAGAATGTTTTGAGGCCGTTACGCAAATGACATGGGCCGTTACAGATACTTTTGAAGATGCGACCACCAAAATAGGCGGAATCAAAATCAAAACACATCAAATTATGAATAAAAAGTCATCTTATCAACCAATCAGCCCTAAAACTGCTGACACTAACTACAGGAAGTTCCTGCTAAAATTTATCTAAGGAAATACGATGCCATCGGAAAAACAACTTTTAGACACAATTCAGCAACTTCAAGGTTCTGGTAAAACGTTTGCTGAATTCATTTCAGAAGTTTTCAAAGATAAATTCATTGAAGTATATGTCGGTGATTCTTATGAAGATGTAAGCACTGAACAAATATCAACCACTTACCCCGCTGTATTTTGTGGAAAGGTAGTGGGAGCTTATCGAGAATGTTTGATTATGAATTGCGCTTTTGTCGGCGGCAATCGTCATCTACAACTTGGTAATATGATGTTTGTTAGTGAAAGAGCAATTAGAGCTTTAAATGAAGTAGATGGCAGAGGAACTTTAGAAGATATGATGCTTCGCAGTAAAGAGACTTTAGATGTTAAAGAAGCTTTTGCTCATTTACAGAAACCAGATGAAACAACAAAGAAATGAACAACACTGATGCCCTACTACAACTTGCTAGCACTTATGAAGCTAAGTGCATCCAGGTGCTGGTAAAGATTGCGAAAGTTCGCAAACTTCCAGACGGTAGGTATCGTGTACTCTCTCAAAAGGGCAAAGACCTTGGGACTTACAAGTCTCAAAAGGCTGCCGAAAAAAGACTTCGACAAGTTGAGTTTTTCAAACATTTAGATAAATCCAAGGCCGATGATAGCGGTAAAGTTATTGATTTAACCGGAGCTGATGAATTTAGTTATTCAGCATTAATGCGCAAGCTTCGTCAAGAAGCTACACCAGAACAAGTTAAACAATTTTTGAAACTATTCAAATTGCAATTTGATAAAGCTGTTAAAGGCAAAATGAATAAGCCAGAAAGAATAGCTTTACAAAATTCTATTATTAGATTCCATAAGATACATCCAGTTAAACTTGATAAGAAAATGGTTAAATGTGCGGCCGTTGCCGAATTAGGTAATGCAGATCAAGTTGGACAATATTTATCTGGTATCGTTTCATTTATTCTAAATAGACTTCCTCCAGAGAAGCGCTCGCATGCAACTCAAATTCTTAAACAGAAATTTGCCGTTATGAGTGAGAATGAAATTGCCGGAAAACACATGCCAAACGCTGCTGTTTATGGTCAAGCGATTACATTCGTTAAGCACGTTTTGTTTAATCAAGATGCTAATTATATTAGAAATGTTCTAAATAGCTTATCGAGAAGTCTATGATTAGAAAGTTTCGCCAAGTAATTCCTCAAGTATTATATCGTGGTTCTGCACCTTCTCCTAAAGATGTTATGGAGCTTAAAGATAAATTGGGTATTAAAAAGATTGTTTCTTTGGATAAAGACACTGGCGATAGAATTGATCGTTCTTGTAAAATGTTAGGAGTTGATCATGTTAAAATGTATATTGATCATACTCGTAAAAGTTTATATCATTTTTTATCACAAGATCTTAAAAAACTATTTCTAGATGGTGGCCCGACTTTTATTCATTGTCATGAGGGCAAAGATCGTACTGGTTTAGCTATCGCTTTAGTCAAGTGTAAATTTCTGGGTATGGATCCTGAAAAAGCTATACAAGAAGCCAAGTCATTCGGTTTTGGTATTGGTATTCCCCCACAGATGACTCATCTATATGAGAAACTTATTCGTTCTTGCAAACCCGTTAAAGATACAAATAGTGCTGATATAGTTTCAAATGAAAGAGAGTATAAGGGTGACGGCCGAGATAGTTTTCTCGATGAAGGTCATCAAGGATCTTTTGCTCCGCACCTCGATCAAACTAAGCAAGACCCAATGGATTCATTATACCCCTCTACATTAGACCAATATCCTACACGTCAAAATTATCAAAGCCCACCATTATTTCGGCATGATCCTAGCAACAGTGTTGCCATTCCCAATGTTGGCGAATATGACAATGACGCGGGACAACGTGGTTTTGGCCCGGTAGAACGTATGGATGGATTTTTTTCAGAGGTAGGCCATTAAAATGATCAAGAAGTCTTATTCTGTACAAATGAGTTATGATGTGTCTGATACTGAAAAGCAGCAGGCAGAGAAAGCGCTATTGTATTTTAAGGCCGCTGACAAATATCTAGCACAAGCTGCCGATCATCTTAATATCATGAAGACTCCTTTTAAAGATAATCCAGATATGACAAGCGAAGATATCATGAAAGCTCGCGCCACCATTCGTCAGTTTAGAAATAAAGCCATTGATAATTTTGATAAGTTTAAAAGAGTATCTTTTGATTGCGTCAATCTTATGCAAACATTTTCTACTGACACTCAAACTCTTAAATTAATAAAATCATTTATTACCTCTATTGATGAGTTAGAAGTGAAAGTTAATGGATTTGCCGATCTATTTGGCGATTTGCAATCTAAAGAATTCACTAAAAATGTCGTTGCCGCCATTGAAGATATTCAAAAGCAGTGCGATGATATTGATGAAATTATTGATGAAAGAATAGTTTCTCATATTCAAACTAATATCTTGGCAACTAGTTGGGTAGATTCTATTAGTAATGACTTGCAAATGAAAATAGAGAAGAAGACTCCGCTTATTGTGGACCTTTTTAATAAAAGGCAAGAGCAGTTAAATGATGCAGTAGAGGAGAGATCCACAACAGGAAACTGAAATTAGATGGTAATATCGTCATATAATATATGAACTTTCTGTCTTAGACTGAAATTTGTAGCAATATTACATTATAATTGTGTAGTCTCCCATTTGGAGAGTTTATGTTTATTAAACACGGTGATGGAAAAATATTAAACGTTGTTGATGGTGAAGAGCTGA